TGATTAACCTCTCACTTCATCATCTGAAACGACAGGTGCTTCTATTTCGCTAGAAGGCATTTCAATAGTTACTTTTGGTATCGGGACTTCCTCAATGATAGAGGCTGCCTGTTCACCATATTGATGACCTAACCAAAAAGCTCCTACAACAATCAAGACATAAATTAATTTCTTCAAGCGATTTTTTGATATGTCTCTCATAGTGTTTCCTATTTGCTATTCCATCGCTGCCATAAGTTAGCTGCGATCCAAGCGATTAGTCCCCACTTCACAACAGCGAGTGGCGCTAATATTCCTGTAAAGATACAAACTGCTAATAAAATTAGTCCGTAATCTTTCCAAGCGCTAATGTCTTTGATCCATTTATCCATGAATTTTCTCCTTTGTTTAAATTATACTAGAACGTAAATTTTGTTCCTACTGAATAGTGTTGTAGGTCGGTGCCGGTATCCAAATCGTCCTGTTGCATTTCTGCATAGACGGTTAGGCTATCCGTCATGTTATGGCTGAGGCCATAGGTCATGTACGTTCCTGTTCCTTCTTTATCTCCATATCCTACAGTAAGGGCCTTCCAACCAATTGTTGCTTCCATACCAGTTAGGTCAGTTGCAGCGTCTTTGATTGTATAGGTTGAAGCGATTGTTAAATCACCTACCGTAGTGGAAGCGCCAGCGCCCCAATAAGAGATATCGTTGACTACGTCATCCGCATATCCTACAGAAACATCAGCGCCCATGATAGAATGAGAAAGCGTGCCTTCCCACATATCAATGCCATCTTTTCCTGCAGAACCATCAACCATTGCCATGGCACTAATCATGCCGTTGTCGAGTTTAATGGTATTAGATGAACGAGTGCCATATTTAAATACAGCGTTTGAACCATACACTTCAAAGTTTCCTGTCTTGGAAACCCATTCATGTCCTTGTCGACCTACCGTAATCGCCACACCATTATTTTCTAAACCAACGTATGCCAGTCTGGAATCAAAAGTGTCTGAACCACTGTCGTCAACATCAAGTCCAACTTCTAGTTTAGCGATACCAGACATTGAACTAGTTTCGTCAAAGTCTTCGATAATATTGATACCAATGTGTGAACCATTGTTCTCTAACTTATCAACACCTACACCAGAAGCATTTTCATCATGCGACCATTTGTAGTTGAAAGTACCATACGGTGTAATCTCTGCGGCCATTGTCGAATAAGAAAACAGCAGCATACCTACAACCGTAAGAGTAATTAATCTTAACATGTATTCTCCTTAAATTATTGATTATATCTATAATCGAACCCAGAACGGGTTTTTAATGTATTCCTCGAACTATATACTTCATAGTATTATTATTTATACCTAATCTATACGGAACCATTGGTCTTGTATGATTTCGTCTATTTTACTACGTCCTTTCGTGGTTATCCAGTCTGTCACAATATACGATCCTATATGTGTATATCCGTTTAACTTCGCCCATATTATTCTACGACCACCGCATTGATATTTCCGATAGACACCATTCGATTTTAAATCTCGAAGTATGACAGGATACAATAACCCTTGTAAAGACATATGCTCAAAAAGTTCCTTGTATGGTATACCCCACTTGTCCGCATAGTTTGTCCAATCGTTTATTGGTACGTTATCCCACTTATAGGTCAACGTGCTTAATTCCATCTCACGATAGTATTTCGGAAAGTTTATATGTTTAGGTGTTAATATGTTTTTGCCAGTAGTCATTCGATTGTGTGTATGTATAGACTTTTTCCCAAGAGGCCTGATTCACAATGTGGTAACAATCTATGTGTGTATATCCTCGTGTCTTTGCATACCACACACGTTGGTGTCCCACCGAGACTTTGTAACCATTGTACGATACAATGATAGGATGGTGCATACCATGAGTGTCGAGTTCTTTACACAAACATTCAAGACGAAACTTCGCTGACCGAGTCATTCGCCTAGAGTGGTAATCTATGAAGTTGCCGAGTTGTGCAATCGAGTACGTTTTGTGATATTCGGGAAATTCTATGTGCTTGGCGTGAAGCACTTTATGGTCAATGGTCATATGTATATAGTAATTGAATCCTTATAATGAGCTAAAAAAAATATTTATTTTGGTTCACTACTATATAGTGTGATGGAAACGGAAGAACATACAAATTGTGGCACTCCGAATTGTTGTATGCAATGTGAGACAGCGGTACCTGTACAGTTAGAATTGTTCCCTCTAGAAATATACGAAAAAGATACTAACGAAAAGCCGCTCAGTTTTGACGGGGGGTCTCTAGTAAACCCCCCTAACTAGAATGTATATGGTACGGTCTGTAGGACTTGAACCTACAATGTCTTGTTTCTGACAGCCAATAGCCGTGTCTACCTATTCCACCAAGACCGCAATAGTATATATGTTAATAGAAAAAGAAATAGTATACGATACCGCCAACTACGGTCAAGTCTAAACAGATAGACCAAGTAATATAAAGATACAATAGATATTTAGCGATACGTTTTTTCATTGTATCTATTTAGAAAGAGTGTCTATTGCATTTATAGATTAGAAGGTCTTGCTCAGTTTTGACGGGTAGGGCTAGTTTAGATTAATAGGATTACCGTTGATATCATTCTCACCAGAACTATCGAGTAACATCTTATCACCACTAGAGATCGTAACCTTATTACTAGCGTCAAGACGAAAGTTATCACACGACATATTAATATCATCATTCGATAGTATATTCACATTACCGTTGATATGAAGATTAAACGACCCATTACGAACCATGATATTCATATTCGCATTAGACCCTACTTCGATATCATAGTTATTACCAGAACTATCAGACTTATTTACTTTGAGTTTCAACGAACCATCAATCGTTTCAACACTATCACCCTCTATGAGAGAAGACTTATCACTAGAGACAACCTCAAACATCTTAGAGACGATATGAGAGACTAACGTACCATCGTTAGAGTATTCAAAATAAGAACCAGCACTATGAGTAAGAGCTATACGAGAAGCCCCCTCCGTATCGTCAAACTCTAGCAAGTGGCCTTTCTCCGTATTGTACACATGATTAAACGGATACACCGGTGCATACGTGCCACTCACTACAAGTGGCTCATCAAAGGTACTGCTGTTACTGTTGGCTACTGCCAGGTTACTGCCTACTGTAGGTATGTCGAAGCCATCAAAGTCTGCACTGGGTATACTGGTCTTTCGTATACTGTCACGAGCCACAGGGCCGGCGGCCGCCAGATCCCCTCTGGCATTCTCATGGACATCAGAAACGTTAGCTACTCTAGGGTATGTGCCGGATGGGTCATTGAAGCCGAGTGATGTGTTCGCCACCGCGGCCGGCGTGCCTGGTAGCCCGCCTATGACATATGGCTCTTGTCTATCCTTATCAAAGAAGTCTACGAGTACCCATGTGCCCTCTACATAGAAGCTAGGCGTAGTGCCTAAGCCACTGTTACTGCCGTCATGAGATAGCACAGTAGCCCACGGCAAATCACTAGTGGGTAGCTGTACCTTGTCCTCTGTGTGGATACCCAATACACGGACACGAACCCTGCCTAACTGCTTGGGATCTGATCTGCTCTCTACGACTCCGTAATAATTTCTCATACTACTGCTCTTTTTTCAGCCGGGAGGCCGTTTGTTTTAAAGGACTAGACTTACTATTCTTTTCAACCTTTGCGTAATTTACAACTTTACTACTATCTTGTAAACCTTGTAAACGTTTCTTCTCTAAAAGGTCATATAAATCAAGGGTTTTATCGTCACGCAAAACGTTCAATCTATGCTCTATCCAGTCTTTCATACTATCCGCTTTCTGCCTCATCTGACTCTCCTACATAGGCGGTTCCATTCACATTAGCGGTTCCTCTTTGTGGTTCTACGGTATTCATTCGTGTTTCAATACTCTCATTCGTTTCTGGGTATGGTGTAAAGACATCATTTCGTACACATGTAAACGTTGTCACATAATTGACTTCATTGACACTATGTACCACCTCTGTCAGTATATATCGTCCACTCAAATACAGGTCATAGATACGATCTGCAGCGGTGTCAATACTCTCATAGGTGGGTATATTCAGACTCACCATATCACCAGCTGCAAGATTAGTATTGCCTGGCACACTACACTTAACCACTAACTGTTCATGGTCTAATGTATCATGTAGACGATCTTGCAATATTGCTTCGTTATTGTTATAATTCTTCTCGTCTGTGGCAGACTGTGTATGTAGCGATGAGTCCGAAGTGGTGGTAAAGATTCTAGCGTCTGTAAAATCGGCGTAGGTCTTGCCGGATTCCTCTTCTGGATTGTTAGGATATAACGGAAAACCTAAGCCCTCTGTCGTGTTTCGTTTTAAAAATTTTGTTGTATAGTCTGAATTGGTAATATTCAACGTCTTTGTGTGTCGATTATAGGCATAGTGTTTGGACCCAAATAATCCACTCGCATGACCCGCTAATGCGTCTTGCGCCTTCACAATTTCATAAGACCGTATCTTTCGCATGTCTTCGTCTACCACGATCTGTTCACCTGGTGGATTGACATAATAATCTACTTTCACGCTTTGATTACGATCCCCAGCTTGTGTCAAAGATTCCCATGTACGAAAATGAATACCACGATGGTTTTCATAGAATAGATAACCAGCACTTTCATACTTGGCGGATTGTGTACGTTTCGCTAACATGCGTAGATAGTCATATGGTCGCATGTTATTACCCAACAGTTTGAAATTTGTATTGGCGGGTTCTATGTTTATTTGTTTATTCGTGCCTATGATGTTTCGCATAATTCGTGCAAAGATAACGTCACTTGGTCCTTCGTGTGCGCCGCGGATGGTAGTGCGAGCATTACGAAAGGCCTCTTTTGTGATAAAGTGTAGAGTATAAACCTGTTCTCTTTCTGCGGTTTCAGTGATATTATCAACCTTGTATATTCTCATGCGATACTTTGTCACATCAATGGTTTCGTTGTCTGGCAATGATAATTCAAACTCTAATTCTTCTTGACCTATAATAGGCGCATTTTGTTTGTGATTGGCGCTGTCTCGTATGACTAGATTACCATACATGTTTGGACTATGCACACTTTCATAGAGGTTTAACTCTAACATGAGTGGTCGTAAGTCTATAGGATCACTGGGTGAGTATAATACAATGGGACCTAGTCTATAATCACCAGCAAATTGTAATTCATTTGCCATTTTATCTTCTTCGAGCGATTAGTCTCTCAAAGTCCTTCTTAAATTGTTGCACATAAAAACGATCTAATAGTCGTATTTGTCGTTTATTATCGTTTTCTCGTTCTTCGTATTCGTAGTTTGTAATAGAGGTTGCGCCATCTGTGTCGCTACTGACTTCTAATTTTGTTGTTGTATCGCCAGATGTCGCATTAATCTCGTAATGATGAATACCGTCTGGATTACTGTACTTATCATTGACGTATTGTGATAATGCGACTTGATCTAGCGGCCAATCATAACGGGAGGTTATGTTGTTAATAGTGACAATGAGCCAATGTAAATTAGAGTCGCCATAGTATTTGTGTGCGACCATGTCTGGTTGGTCACCATCTTGTACGGTATAAGTGTCAAAGACTAACGTATTTACTCGTGCATTACCTTTTAGATTGACACGGCGTAAAATATCTGTTATAAGTGTTCTCTCTTGCGTGTCGGAGATATCATATTGATAGAGTGGAAATTTTTCGAAATAACTCATTAGAATCCTTCGTTAATCTTCTCTTTAGTCATAATTTCTGTCTCTTTGAATTGTAATGTCATGTTGATTTCACTTGGAGGTGGTGCTTTACCACCCTTTACAGTAATTGGTTTAAGAAACTGTGTCTCTCCACCTGGTCCATAGTTTACGTCTAATTTTTCTAACACACAAGACGAAGCAAATGGTATCCATGAGTTCTCTACGCCACCAAACATAAATTGTAGATCAAATTCACTTGGAAATATTAAATGACGACCTATATTCTGTCCTGGTACTCTCTCTGGGTGCATATGAAACTTAAATGTCTTGATAATTGCGTCTACAACACGAAACTCTTTCTCATTTCTTGGTGTAAATCTAAAACTAAAATTAAAACTACGCAAGTCAACACCTGTAAATATCGCTTCAAGCGCAGGATTGATTGCCTTACCAAGTATTTTTCTTGTAGCGCCTTCTACATCTGCGCCAGATAGAAATCCAGCCACTTTTGTAGTCGCTCCCACCGCCAATGCGTCTGCAATTGTGTCTCTTACTGCGGCACCTGTGCCTGCATTTTTTAGAGTAGAAATCACTTGATCTATATTTGATATGCCTGCCAAGTCTGGTGCAAGAACACCTGCCATACCTAGTTCACTTGATTTATAATTGACACCGTATTCTGCTTTCAAACCATTGGGCATATACAGAGCAATGGTATCTTTTGTGCGTACCAATCTTTTACTTTTACGAAGACCACCACTTATACTCTTAGATAAACTATCATCTTGTCTTTTATATACACTCTTTAACTTCGCAGCATTGTCTGCTCTCTTGACAACACCAGGTGAATATGTTAAATGTTGTTTATCTACTGTTTTTGTTTTTGGTATATCAAACCCTTGTTCATCATCTACACCTTCTGCAAAAGGTACTTCTTGAGGTCCATGATATTTTGAATTAGTGCGTTCAAATATATGAAACAACATATAATGTCCATATTCTTCCGTTGCACCCAAATCAAAAGGATAACGTAATGAACCATAAGAGTAACGATTGACGTTTGATTGTTCAAAGTCGTCTGAACTGCTAAACTCTTTACCTCTAGAATTACGAATAGGTGCGGACGCCGCCACATTGCTTGCGCTTCTGTTTAATACACCACCTGATATTCTGTTGAGTAATCTCTCTGCTAAACTTGCCATATGACTATTTATCTGTTATAGTGAAGGAATTGTTGACCAATGTTTGAGTATATCCTCTGTAATGATTTGAAAGTCATAACCTCGTTTATCGCAATACTTCTTACATGCTGTCCATTTGGCGTTGTTAATCACATACTGCTCTGCATTATACTTCCATGATTTTGTTTTGCGTTTTGGTATAGTAGGTGGCACCGTTTGTTTCTTAGGTTTGATTTCCCATACTGTCTCTATTATCTGACCTTTACTATTTTTGTAGCGCAACCAACAGTCAGGAAAGTATCGACTGACTCTATTGGTAAGTGGATGTCGATAAGGTACAAAGAACTCCTCACTTGCCCACTTCAATATACTTGGGTTTGTGTCTAGATATTTGAACACCGTCAGTTCCCATGATGATCTGTATATGATATTAGTAGGATCACCTTTGTATTTGTATGGGTTTTGTGGTCTAAATTTGCCTTGTACCAGTATTCTGTTTGATATACGTCCTATTCTTTTCCTCATCTAATTATTTAGTAGCACATATAAATAGTTATCATGGCAAGTATATTTGATACAATACGAAACGCAGCAGGTGATAGAGATTTGTCTATCAATTGGTATAAGAAAAAGGTAGCAGACTTATCCAACAAGATATCTGCAGCTCGTTTAATGCGTGGTGGTAAAACACGAAAAGCACCACAATATAATAAGTTGTATTTTTTTCGTTATGATCCTAAGCTCAAACAGTTTTTAAAATACTACGATACCTTTCCACTCGTTATGCCTATACAATCTGCACCAGGTGGTTTTCTTGGAATTAATTTTCATTATCTACCTGTGCCGCTTCGTATGCGTTTGTTAGAGACATTGGACAGGAGAGGATTCAAAGGTGATTACAGCAAACTTAAAAACATCAGAGAAGTTAAGCCATGTATCAAACACTATCTACGAAGACAATTCGTTAGTGGATTTTTAGAACTGGAAGAAGATGATTATGCGCCTGCAATCTTTATGCCAGTAGCACAGTTTAGAAAAGCAAGTGCAAGTCAAGTATGGCGTGATAGTAGGAGAATGATTTAATGGC